ATAGCCGGCGCGAATCCGTCAAGCCTTCAAGGCCCACCCTAACCCGGCGGGCCTTTTTCATTTCCGGCGAGGCAAAGCATGGCGACGAAGAAAGAAGCCCCGAAGAAGCGCGGCGACAAGGGCACCACGCCCAAGCGCAAGGGCTGCTGATGCCCCCGGCGAGCGTGACCCACCGGGAAATGGGCCGCAGCGCGCGACGTGGACATCAAGCCCGGCGCGCTGCTCCCGCGTCGATCAGCGGCGGGCGCGCGTAACCCATGGCGAAAAAGGAAAAGTACGGCAAGGCTGAGCTTGCCGCGCTGCTGCACAAGGAGCTGCGCCAGGCTCTGGGCGCTCCGGACAGCGAGATCGCGCTAAAGCGGCTGCGCAACCTGCAGTTCTACCGGTCTGAGGCCGAGGGTGAGCTTTCCCCGCCCGCTGTCCCTGACCGGTCAAGCATCGTCGCCACAGACGTGGCCGACACCGTCGAGTGGATGCTGCCTAGCCTGGTGCGCGTGTTCGCCACCGCTAAAGACTCCATGCAGTGCAAGCCGAAGCACCCGCGCTATGCCGGTGCGGCGAAGCTGGCGCAGAGCTACCTGACGCACAAGTTCTGGGAACAGAACGCCGGGTTCATGACCCTTTACACCTGGGGCAAGGACGCCCTTGTGCAGAAGGTCGGCACGGTCAAGGTCTATTGGGACAAGTCGCCCGAATCGACCGAGGAGCCCTATCGCGGGCTGACAGCGACCCAGGTCGAAGACCTGATCGGCGAAGAAGGCGTCGAGGTGCTGGAGCAGGCCGCGCGCATCGTGGCCGTGGAGGCGCCTGACGCCCCCGGAATGCCCGGGGCCGAGCCGCTGCAGGTCGAGGTCTTCGATGTGCGCATCCGCCGCACGCTGCGCAAGGGCCGCTGCAAGGTCGAGCCGGTGCCTCCCGAGGAGATGCGGATTCACCGCCGCGCTCGCTACGGCCAGGACGTGCCGTTCGTGGCCCAGGAGCGCTACGAGACGCGCGCCGATCTGGAGGCCGAGGGCTACGACCTGGCTGGCATCGCCACGGGCTCCGATTGGAGCATGGAGAGCATCGAGCGCCAGTCCAGCCAGTCGCCATTCTGGACGGATGAGAGCGACGGCGAGCTGCAGCGGTTCTTGGTCAGTGAGTGCTACATCAAGCTAGACCAGGACGACGACGGCGTGCCCGAGTGGCGCCGCGTGCTGATGATCGGCGGCACGGTGATGGAGGACGAGAAGGTGGACGGCCATCCCTACGTCTTCTTCTGCCCGGTGCCCGAGCCTCACGTTTTCTTCGGCCAGTGCCCGGCCGACTTCGCCATCCAGCCGCAGCGCCTGGGCACGAGCCTGATTCGCGGGCTGATGGACAACATTTACCTGTCCGTCAACAAGCGCACGGCCATCGTGGACGGCCAGGTGAACCTGGACGACCTGCTGAACAACCGGCCGGGCGGCGTGGTGCGCATGAAGACGCTGGACGCCGTGCGGACGCTGGAGCAGGGCGGCCTGGACCCCGGCGCTTGGCAGATGATCGAATGGGGCGAGCAGTGGCGCGAGCGCCGCACGGGCTTTACCCGCTACAGCCAAGGCATGAGCCCGGACGCGCTGAACCCCACGGCCACGGGCGTGTCGCTCATCACTGAGAAGGCCGACCAGCGCACCGAGCTGATCGCCCGCGTGTGGGCGCAGTCCGTGCGCGAGATGTACCGGCTGATGCTCAAGTGCATGGGCCGTTACCAGGACATCCCCGAGCTGGTCGAGTTGATGGACGGCCAGTGGTTCGAGGTGGACCCGCGCGAGTGGTGCGAGGGCTTCGAAATCGACGTGGACGTAGGCCTGGGCACCGGCAGCAAGGACAAGAAGGCTGTCGCCCTGCAGACTGTGCATGGCATGCAGGCGCCGATGGTTCAGGCCGGCATGCTGCCGCCTACGGCTGCCGTGGCGAGCGCGCGGGCGTTTTGTGATGCGGTGGGCCTGGGCGCCGGGAGTGACTTCTTCCCCGACCCGCCGCCGCCAAACCCCGGCCAGAAGCCGCCCCAGGTGATGGTCAAGGAGATGGAACTGCAGGCCGACGCGCAGAAGTTCCAAGCCGAGAGCCAGCAGGAAGCCGCCCGCATGCGCATGGAGGTCGAGCTGGAGAACAGCAAGGCCCGCGCGCAGGCCGAAGTGGACATCAACCGCCAGCGCGCCGAAGGCGAACAGCAGGCGCAAAAGGCGCAGCTAGAGGCGCAGCTGAAGGCGCAAGAAGCCGAGCGCACAGAGCGTATCGAGATGGCCCGCATCGCTGCCCAGGAGCGGCAACAGGTGCGACAGATCAAGGCGCAGATTTACCTTGCCCTGGCGCAGCGTGGCGATGTGAACGCGCTAACGCTGGTGCAGGGCTTGGACGCTGGGCTAGAGGCCGCCATTGATGGCGCGCTGCCGGGTGCGGGCATGCCGCTGGGGGTGGTCTGATGGCGGACTACAAGCAGACGACGCACGTCATCACGCAGTGGCAGCGATGCTTCCGCGCCGTGATTGAGCACCAGCGGGGCGAGGTGCCGCGCATCGAGTTCCTTGAAGAAGTGGTCACGATCAACGGCGAAGAGACGCGGCAACAGGTGCCCGGCTGCGCGGTGGTCTACGAGCCGACCGAGCTAGTGCCGCTGCGGAGCCCCGTGGACGACGAGCCGACGGGGCAGACCATCAGCCAGGCCGAGGTCTACGCGCTGCTTTACAGCGTCTACCGCTACGCCGCCGACAAGCGCGACGCGGCGCAAGGGGTCGCCGCATGAACGAACAACCTTTCGAGCCCACGCCGGCCCATGTCGAGATGCAGCGCGGCGCTGATGCCGAGGCTGCACTCGCAAACCCACTCATTGCCGAGGCGCTGTCGGCATGGGAATCGGAGATCACTCAGTCATGGCAGACATCACCCCTGCGCGACGTGGAAGGCCGCGAAAGGCTGCGCCTGATGCTCGAAGCAAGCAAGTCGTTCCGGGCGTACCTGCTGCAGACGATGCAGACGGGGCAACTGGCCCGGGAGACGATGCTCACGGAGACGAGGCTGCAGGAACAGCAGCGGCGCACGATGCAGGAGATGAGGGTGGCGCGGTGGCAGTGACGAACACCTGGCCGGCGCTGGCCCAGCTTGCCGTGGACCTGATCGCCAAGGGGCACCTCGTGACCATGATCCGCACGTCGGATCGCTCGGCGCCGCTGGTGTGGACTTCAGAAAGCATGGTCGGGGCGACCGTTGACCACGTTTCGGCCGGCGATTGCGTCGTGACGAGCGACGGCCGCGGCTGGGGCCTGGATGGCCAACCCGTGGAGTGGGAGGCCGCGCCGTGAGCGACACCCTCGAATCCCCGGCAGCCGACAGCGGCGAGCCGAAGACCTACGCCAACGCGCACGAGGCGGTGGCCGAGCTGGAGCGCCGCGACTCCGAGCGCCGCGCCCAGCGCAAGGCCGAGCGTGCCGAGCGTGACGAGCGCATCGCCCAGCAGCGCGAGAAGGCCGCCGAGGCTGAGAGCGAAATCGAGGCCGACGCCAAGCGCGAGCGCGAGGAGGCCGACGAAGAGGCCGATGAACCGCGCAGGCGCAAGGCCGACGACAAGGCCGACGAAGACAAGCCCCGTCGCAAGGCTGACAAGGCCAAGAGCGACGAGGCCGACGGCGAAGAAGCCGAAGAGGACTCCGAGGACGACGGCGACGATGTACCCGCCGCGGACGAGGACGATGCCGACGACAGCGACGAGGACGAGGCCGAGGACGACAAGTCCTTGCGCAAGCCCGAGAAGCTGAAGGTGGGCGACACCGAGGTCGAGATCCCGAAGGGGACCCCGAAGGCCGCGGTGGAAGCCATCAAGTCGTTGCAGCATCGCCTAACCGCGGACTACACGCGCAAGACCCAGGAGGCCGCAGAGACGCGCAAGGCAGCGACCGAGCGCACAGAGGCCGCCGACAACCTGCTGCAGCAGGTACAGCGCGCCCAGCAGGCCGTGGTGTCGATGGCCCAGCGCCTGATCGGCAACCCGCCGCCCCTGGAGCTTGCACAGTCAGACCCCGCCGGCTACCTGTACGCGAAAGAGGCGTACGAGACCCGGGTTCGCGACCTGCAAGCCCTGAACGCACAGACGGGCGAACTCACCCGCAGCCAGCAGCAGCAGCGCCAGCAGGCGCAGCAGCAGGCCCTGTTGGAAGAGGCCCAGCGCACGGTCAAGGTGCTGCCGCAACTCGCGGACCCGGCCAAGCGCACCGCGTTCCTGGAATCCGCGGTGCAGGCCGCCAGCGTTTCGGGCTTCACGCCTGAGGACGTGGCTGGCGTCACTGACCACCGGATGCTGCACTTGCTTGACCGCCTGGTGCAGGCCGAGCGCCGCCTGGCTGCCTTGGATGGCACCAGCCGCTCGATCAAGTCCAAGCTGGCCGATGTCGCGCCCAAGCCCTTGCGCGCAGGCAACGCCGGCACCCAATCGCAAGGCCAGACGAACAAGGCTGCCCGCGCCCGCGAGCAGTTCATGAAGTCCGGCCGCTCCATGAAAGACGTCAAGCGCTACCTCGAATCGCTTGACACCTAACGCACAAAGGAGGGCATCATGCCCGCAAACGCATTCCTGACCTCGGCTGCCATCGGCAACCGGGAAGACCTCACCGACGTGATCTGGAACACGGCTCCGTCGGACACCCCGTTCATGTCCAGCATCGACAAGGTGCAGGCCACGGGCGTGACCCACGAATGGCAGCGCGACGTGCTGCGCGCTCCGGGCACCGGCTCGCTGGTGGCTGAAGGCGCCGACGCGACCTACACCGCGGTCGTGGCAACGCAGCGCCTGACGAACCCGTGCCAGATCAACCGGGTGACGTTCTCGATCTCCGACACCCAAGAAGCGGTGAAGAAGGCGGGCCGGCCGTCTGAAATCCGCTACCAGACGGTGAAGCAGGGCAAGGAAGTCCGCAAGGACATGGAGCTGGCGGCCATCGAGAACCCCGTGTTCGTGGCTTCCGGCACCCGCCAGACGCGCGGCCTGCGGGGCTGGTGCAGCACGAACCCAGGCCTCGGCGTCAGCGGTGTGGCGCCCAACATCACGACCAACGTCGGCCCGACTGACGGCACGCTGCGGGCCTTCACCGAGCCGCTGCTCCGTACCGCCATCCTGGGCGCCTACACCAACGGCGGCAACCCGTCGATGCTGATGGTGACGCCGTCGCACAAGCAGGTCATCTCGGCTGGCTTCACCGGCAACGGCACGAAGTTCATCAAGGGCGAGGACAAGAAGCTGCAGGCGGCGTATGACATCTACGGGAGCGACTTCGGCGACTTCAAGATCGTGCCGAACCGCAACATGGTGCGCACGCGCGACATGTACCTCGTGGATGACGAGCTGGCCGCGGTGGCGATGCTGCGCGACATGAAGAGCGAGGAGCTGGCCCGCATCGGCAGCGCTCGCAACTTCATGATCGAGAGCGAGTGGGCCTTGCAGCTGCGCGAAGAGCGCGGCATGGCCGCAATCCGCGACCTGAACGCGTAAGCCGGGAGAGGCCCTGCCGCAAGGTGGGGCCTCATTCACATAGGCACCGACATGGCAACACACACGATCTTTGCGCCGCAAGACGGCGACGTGCACGGCCGCTGGGTCGAAACCGACGACGGCGCGCAAGTGGTGCGGGAACAGTACGTCGGCGACATCCGCGACTACTGCATCGCCCGGCACAACGAAGGCCACCACGGCGAAAAGGACATGAAGCTCATGGCGAGCTTTCCCGCCGTGCTGATCGAGCACTACTGCAACGTGAACGGGATCACCTTCCGCGAGTGGATGAAGAACCCCGAGCACGTCAAGCGCATGGTCAACGACCCTGCATTGGCTGATTTCCGAATCGCACCAGGGAGGATGTGATGCCTTACCCCAATTTCCCCTCATACACAGTAGCGGCGCCAGGCCAGACCGTCACCACGACGGTAAGCACGGCCACGGCTGCTGCGCTGCTGCCGAACACCTCTGCAGGCACCCGCCCGCGCTTTGTGCGCGTGGCCGTGACGCAGCCGATATTCATCCGCCTGGGTGTGGCTGCCGTGGCGGCGGTGACGACCGACATGCTCATCAAGCCCAACGCGCCCGAAATTTTGAGCGTCGGCACGCGCACGCACTGGTCAGCCATCGACAACGGCGTGGCGTCGCTCGTCAACATCACCCCGCTGGAGGACTCCTAAATGCCTGTCATCGCAGCCCTGGGCAGCTCGGCGTCGAGCGTCTCAAACCCTGTCACGCTGATCGTTCAAGGCCCCGGCAACGTGCGCATCGAAGCGCCGACGGGGACGCGCATCTACGAAGGCCCGGCGAAGTTCTCGGGGCAGGTCGGCCCTGGCACCACGCTGAACATCGTTTCGCTGGACCGTGAGTGCTACTTCGAGGCGCTTCCGATTTGGGAGTCAATCCTCCCGCACGTCGATGTCTTCGCGGTGCCCGGCACGTTCACTTGGACGAAACCGGCCTGGGCAAGCTCGTTCCAGTTGGTTGTTTTGGGAGCAGGCGGCGGTGGCGGCTCTGGCCGGCGCGGCGCTGCTGCTACGGCCTGGGGCGGCGGCGGCGGCGGTGGTGGCGGATCGCGCTCGTTCACGACGCTTCTGGCGACCATCATCGGGGCCACTGAAACCATCACGGTCGGCGCTGGTGGCGCTGGTGGCGCGGCGGTGTCTGCGGCCAGCACGAACGGCAACGCAGGCACGGCGGGCGGCAACTCGTCCTTCGGCTCGTGGGTGATTGCCAACGGTGGCGGCGGTGGTGGCGGCGGCGGTGCCGCGGGTGGCACTGGCGGCGCGGCAGCAACGCGCGGCATGGACCTGGGCTTGATCGGCGCGGCCGGCGGTTTGGGGGCTGCCGGGGCTGCTGGCACGAACTCCGGTGTTGCCGGGCTTGGCGGCGGTGGTGGCGGCGGTATCGACGCCGTGCCGACAGCGTTTGCCGGCGGTGCGGCTGGTGGCAACACCGGCTTCTTCCAGACTGTCACGGTCACGGGTGGCGCCATCGGCACGGCGGGCTTGGCCGGTGCGAACCTGCACCCGATCTCTGGTGTCCCCGGCCATGGCGGCAGCGGCGGCGGTTCGTCCGTCACGCCGGCCGTAGCGGGCGGCACTGGCGGTGCTGGTGGCATGGCCTCGGGCGGTGGCGGGGGCGGTGCTGCGGCCGACACGGCGGGCAACTCCGGGGCCGGTGGCGCTGGCGGTAACGGCCTCGTGCTGATCTTCAGCCGGTTCTAAGCGATGAACTTCGGCCAGCTAAAGACCGCGGTCGCGGACTACGTGAACCGCGGCGACGTGACTGCGGCTTCGTCGCTCATGACGACGTGGCTGGAGCTGGCCGAGCAGCGCATCTACGCCGGCACCAACCGCATCCCGGGGCTTCGGCTGTCGGGCATGCTCACCACGGTGGCCGCGCAGCCGCTCGACGCTGCCCTGCCGACGAACCTGCTGAGCATCGAGCGCGTGAGCGTGATGCGCAACGGCCGCAAGGTGCCGCTGGAGTTCCGGGTGTCGGACTGGCTCTCCCCGCTCGAAGGCGCTGCCGGCCAGGTGATGTACTACACCGTCCGCGGTGGTCGCATTGTCGTCGGGGCGTCCAGCCCCATCACGGCTGAACTGCTGTACTACGCGCGGCCGGTGACGCCGGTTGCCGATGCCAGCACGAACGTCGTGCTCGACACCCTGCCCGCCGTGTACCTGTGGGCGATGGTGATGGAGGCCGCCGCGTGGCTGCGCGACTCTGAGCTGCTGGCCACGGCGACCCCGCTGTGGGCCGACGCCATGGAAGCCGCGCGCAACGCCGACGACGCCGCGCGCTTCAGCGGCCCGCTGGCCATCGCCAGTGACCCCGGGGTGCGACTCTGATGGAGATGGTGCGGCTCATCGGGCTGGCGCCTGACATGCCGCCCACGACGCCGGGCGTGATGACGGCCTGCGCGAACATGGTGCCCACTGAGGACGGATTTGCGGGTGCGCCTTCCGCGGTGGCGCCTTCGGGTGTGGGCGCTCTCATTGCCCCGTGCCGGGGCGGTGCGGTGGTGGGCCTTATCAACGGCACGCGGCGCATCTTCGCGGGCACGGCTGCGCGGCTGTATGAGCTTTCGGGGTCATCCTGGGTGGATGTGTCGCGCGGTGGTGCGTACACGGGCGGCGCCGACAGCCGCTGGAGCCTGACGCAGTTTGGCAACGTCAGCATCGCGGCCAACGACGCGCAGGTGATCCAGGCCAGCAACGGTAGCGGAGCGTTCGCCGACATCGCAGGCGCCCCCATCGCCCGGGTGGTGTTCAGCGTGGGCGACTTCGTGATGGCCCTGAACACCTCAGACGCTGGCTTTGGGGACCAGGGCGACAGGTGGTGGTGCTGCGGCATCTTCAACCACGCCACGTGGGCGCCGAGCATCACGACTCAGGCCAACAGCGGCCGTCTGGTGCAGGGTGGCGGCGATCTGCTGGCCGGGCTGGCGCTGGGCAAGCAGGCGGTGGCCTACAAGGCAAAGGCCATGTTCCTGGGCACCTACGTCGGCGGCGAGGCCGTGTGGCAGTGGGAGCCCGTGCCTGGGGAGCAGGGCGTCGTCGGGCCTGAGGCTGTGTGCGATGCCAACGGACTGCACGTGTTCGTGGGCGAGGACAACATCTGGGTTTACGACGGCGTACGCGCGCAGCCCTTCGGTCAGGACGAGATTCGGCAGTTCTTCTTCGACAACTCTTCGCCGGCCTTCCGCTTCCGCACCATCGTGCGGTACGAGCGCCAGAACAACCGCGTATGGATCTTCTTCCCTGGCACGTCAACGACTGACGGCACGCCCGACACGACGCTGGTGGTGCATATGGGCACCCGCCGCTGGGGCCGGGCGGATCGCACCATCCAGGCGGCTCTGGACTTCATCCAGCCGGGCCTGACCTATGACACGCTGAACACCGTGGCGGCGACGATGGACGGGCTGCCGAACATCCCGTTCGACTCGCAATTCTGGCTGCAGGGCGGCCGGGCGCTGGCGGTGTTCGATGGTGCAAACCAACTGCGCACCTACACGGGCGGCAGCACGGGCTGCAGCTTCACGACGGGCGACCTGGGCGACGACCAGGCGGCCAGCTACCTGAGCGAGGCGCGCATCCGCTTCGTGCAGCAGCCGACCTCGGCCAGCGTGACGGGGCAGACGTACAGCAACACGGGCGGCCCCGCAGTGGCTGGCGGATCGTCGCCCCTGTTCGATGGTGCGTTCCACTTGCGGCAGTCGGCCCGCTGGCACCGGCTCACGTTCACGATGACGGGGCCGTGCGTGTTCACCGGCCTGGGCATCCAGGCCAAGGCATCGGGGCGCCGATGAAGCTCAAAGATACCCCGCTCCTCCCGGCCACGCCTGAAAGCGCGTACGACACCGATCTGCAAAGGGCGTTGATGCCGCTGCTGCGCGACACGGCGATCAAGGTCAACCAGTTGGCCGCCGGTCGATTCGTGGGCATTGACGACGCCGCTACAGCCGCCCCGACAACCGGGCGGTGGCAGCAGGGCGACCAAGTGCGCAACAGCAACCCGACCGAGTTGGGCGCGGCTGGCTCGCGCTACGTGCTCATCGGCTGGATTTGCGTGGCCGGCGGCTCGCCGGGCACCTGGCGCGAGATGCGAACCCTGACAGGGACTTGACATGGCACAGACCACCTCTTCGACCACGATGCCCGATTGGGCGCAACCCTACGCCGCCGGCTACCTGCAGCGCGCTCAGCAAACCGCCGACCGCGCGTATCAGGGCTACAGCGGCGACCGCGTGGCGGGCTTCAATCCGTGGCAGCAGCAGAGCCTTCAGGCGCAGGCCACCCGCGCGACGCAGGGCAACCCGCTACTCCCGGCGGCGCAGCAGGCCCTGCAGCAGCAGTTTGAGGGGCAGCAGCCCGGCGCGACGGCGAATCCGTACCTGGGCGAGGGCAACCCGTACCTGACGCAGAGCATCGGCGACGCGCAGGGCGACATGGTGCGCGCCTGGAACACCGTGCAGGCCCCGGCCTTCGACACGGCCATGTCGCGCTCGGGCAGCTTCGGCAATGCCAACGTGGCGCAGGCTGCGGGCTTCGGGGCCGACACCCTGCAGCGCAACCTGGGCCGCGTCTCCACCGACATGCGGCTGGCCGACCTTTCGCAGCGCCGGCAGCTTGGTGAGAGCTTCGCGTCACGCCAGGACGCGATGACGAACTCGGGCCGAAACCGCGTGCTGCAGGCCCTGGGCATGGCGCCGGACATGGCGCAGGCCGACTACGCCGACATCGACCGCCTGGGCCGTGCCGGTGCCGCCGCGCAGATGCAGGAGCAGCGGCTGCTCGACGACGAGTACAGCCGGTTTAGCGAGGAGCGCGACTATCCGCTCCGCCAGCTCGACGTGATGGGCAACGCGCTGCGCGGCGTGAACCCGGGCAGCACGACGACGACGAATTCGCCCGACCCGTCGAGGACATCGCAAGTCGTCGGCGGCGCGTTGACGGCGGCGCAGCTTTGGGCGCTGCTGATGGGGGGCAACTGACATGGTCATGCAGTTGGGCGGCAGCCTGGGTCGGTCATGGCATCGGGAAGATGGCAGCCCGGGGCGGGCGTCATCGCTGATGCAAATGCTGGCGGCGCAACAGGCGCGGCCCGCAGCGGCGGCGGTGCCTGCAGCGGCGGCGCCTGCCGTCCAGCAGCCGGGGCCTGTGGGGGCGCCGGTTGATCCGTATGCGGCGATTCGGAATCTCAATTTCCGCTGGCAAGAGGAAGTGGCACCCACCAGCTTTGATTCCGAGGCCGGCGGCATCGGCGGCACTCCGGCGGGCTGGACGTTTGACTTCGACACGCTCAAGCCTGCGGGGTTTCAGTCCAAGTACAACGCCATCGTGCCGCAAGCCGACGGCAGCCTGCATGTCGTGATGCAGCAGCCCGGGCGGCACAAGTACGACACGATGATCGCCGCGTACACGCAAGACCCGGCAACGGGTCAATGGACGCTGGCGAACGACCCCATGCAGGCGCAGACACGCCAGCGGGGCAGCGGCCTCAGTGCCAAGGTCGAAGACATCCTTCTCGACCTTGGCGTCAGCCCGCGCATCGCTGCGGGCTTGAGCAACGGCCCCGGCTCGTCGGCGGCGCTGGCGATCAACGACATCGCGCAGGGACTCCGCAGCATCGGCCTCGATGGCGGCGACGTGTTCAGCCGACTCAACCGCGAAGTGCTGCGCAACAGCGAAGCCGACATCTACGACAACGCGCGGGCAACCTCGCGCGCTGCCGCGATTGCATCTGTCGCGGGCGGTGGAGCTGGTCTGGCGAGTGCGTTTGGTGGCGGCGCGGCCGGTGGGGCGGCCAGCGGTGCGCTTCTGGGCGGCGCAACTCAGGCAGAGGGTAGCGGCGAGGACATCGCCCGCGGGGCGTTGACTGGCGCTTTGATCGGCGGGGCCAGAGGCTACATGCAGGGGTCGAACCCGTCTGTCAGCACCGGGCCGTCAGGGGGTGGCGATATCAGCGGCGGCGGACTTGCCGGCGGCGGCTTTAACGACCCAACCTCGTACCAGGGGCTCGTGCAAGGCGCAACGCCGAGCGGTGGGTTGCCGTCGATGTTGGACGTTGCATCCGGCGCGGTTGGATACGGGCCTGTTTCCCTCGGTGAGTTTGCTGGCGGCGTGACTTTTGAAAACGCCGCGCTCGGTACGCTGCCCGAGGCCGCGCCGCAGCAAAGCGCTACCCCGGTGGACGCGCCGACCGCATCGCCGCCAGACCCCTACGGGCCCGGCAGTGGCTATGGGCAGGACACCCTGTCAAACATGGGCGTGCCCAACGATACCGCCCCGGGCTTTCTGGACAGTTTGCGCGGCGGCGCGTCCGGGGTTCAGGATTGGATTCGCCAGAACCCACAGCAGGCCAGAGCCTTGGTCACCGTGCTCGGCGGCGTTATGGGCGGCGCTGAAGGCGGCGGAGGCAGCGGTGGCGGCAGCGGCACCCCGCCGACCTACGGCCCGCCGCAAGCATGGAGCAGCGGCCTGACGATGGGCGGTGGCCAGCGCGTAGGCCGGCCGCAGCCGCGCCAGCCGGTGATCGACTACACGCTGCCCAACACGGGCGGCCTATCAATGGGCGCCGGCCGTTTCCTCGGCCGAGGAGGTTGACATGCAGGGCATTCTTGGCGCACTCGGCAGCAACTACGACGACCCGCGCACGCAGGGCCTTCTGACGCTGGGCCTGCAGCTACTGGCCAGCCGTCAGCCGCGATTCAGCCAGGCGCTGGGGGAGGCGGGCATGGGCGCCATGCAAGCCTACGAAGGCGCGCAGCGCAATCAGCAGCAGCGCCAGGCGCGCGAGATGGAGCTTCAGCGGGTGCGGCAGGAGCAGGAGCGGCAGGCCGCGATTCGGGCCTGGGCGCAGTCGCTGCCGTCGCCCGAGATGCTGGCAAGCCAGCAGGCGCTGGCCGGCGGTGGCGGGCCTACCGTGGCGAACGCGCAGCGCATGCCGGCGGTTGACCCGCGGCTGCAGGCGCTGCACGGGGGCTTGCGGGCGGGCGCTGTCTCGCCGACGGAGTACCTGGGCGCGGCCTTCCCGGCGCAGCGGGCGCCGGAGTTCAAGGTGGTGGGCGATGCGCTGGTGCAAGTGGGGCCGCAGGGCGTGAGCGAGGCGTACAGGGCCACGCCGAAGCCGGCCGCCCCGCCTTCGTCTGTCGCTGAGTACCAATTCGCCAAGCAGCAGGGCTACGGCGGCACCTATGAGCAGTGGGTGAAGGAGAAGGCGGCGGCGGGGGCGTCACAGACTTCGGTCAACTATTCAACCCCGGTCGAGGCGCTGGACGCGCAGGGCAACCGCGTGTTTATTCGCACGACGAAAAGCGGGCTTGAGCCTGCGGTGATTCCTGGTGTTCGCCCGCCCTTGTCGGCGGCAGAAGAGCGCTCGGCCGGCGAGAAGTCCACGCGCGAGCGCCAGGGCCGGCAAATGATGTCGGTGATGGGCGATGCGCGCCGGATTCTGCAAGCTGGACGCGCGACTGAAAGCGGCATCGGAAACATTCGCGATGCAGTCGGCCGGGTTGTTGGCGTGTCCACGGTCAACGCGCAAGATGCGGCGCGCCTAGAGGCGATGTCAGGCTGGCTTGTGGCGAACGTGCCTCGGATGGAAGGCCCGCAGTCGAACATCGACTTGCAGAACTACACCACGATGGCCGGCAAGATTGGAGACCGCACGGTTCCCATTGCTGAGCGAATGGCGGCACTTGAGGAGGTTGATCGGCTACAGCGCAAGTACGCCGACATCAACGGCACGCCAATGCCGCCCGCGGCTGCTGGTGGCACTGGCGGCGTTCGTCGCTACAACCCCGCCACCGGGAAGATCGAATGAGCACGAAGCGCATCGAAGTTCCCGGCATGGGAATCGTTGAGTTCCCGGCCGACATGAGCGACGACCAGATCGCGGCGGCGATCAAGCGGAACATGGCCGGCAAGCCTGAAACCGGCTACACAGCACGCAACCTGCGCAACTTCGTGCTGACTTCGCCACCGGGCGCTGTGGCGCGCGGCGTCATGGACATTGTCGACACGGGCTTAGAGTTCGCGGCGCGTCTTGGTGGCCCCGAAGAAGTGGCGCGAGTTCGCGCGATGAACAAGGCTGGCAAGGATAAGTTTGAGGCGGCTCAAGAGTCGCTTGTAGCACCTCCGCGCTTGTTGTCCTCCGTTGCTCGCATCGGCGGCAACGTGCTGGCAACCGCTCCCGCAGTCACGGCGCTGGGTGGCGCTGTGGCTCCGCTCCTGCCGCGGCTCGGCCAGGCCATCCGCACGGGCGGCATGAGCACGGGCGCGGCCCCTGTCGGCGCAGTGGCGCGGGCCGGCGACATGGGCCTGCGCATGGGTGGCGGTGCCATCGGTGGCGGCCTTGCGGCTGGCATGGTGAACCCCGACGACGCTGGCACTGGCGCAGCCATCGGCGCAGCGCTGCCCCCGGTGTTGATGGGGCTCGGCACGGCTGGGCGCGCTGTCGGGCAGGCATTCCAGCCGCGTGAAGTGAAAGCAGCGCGGCGGCTTCAGGAAGCGCTCGGCGACGACGCGGCAGTGGCTGCGCTGGCCCGCCCGCAAACCCTGGTGCCGGGCTCAGAGCCGACGGTTGCGCAAGTGCTGCGCACCCCTCGCGCGAGCACGCTGGAGCGCATCGTGTCTGAGACGCCGGGCGGCGAAGTGCTGCGGGATCGGTACGCGGCACAGTCTGCGGCCCGCATGGCGGCGCTGGAGGGTATTGCGCCGGTCGATGCGCGCGGCTTCCGGTCTGCGCAGGAGGATTTAGGCGAGGCTGTGTCGCGGTACTACGGGGCAGAGAGAAAGGCGGCGAAATCGGCAACCGGGCGAGCCTATCAGGCAGTGCCGCAGGACGAAGCGGCCTTCTATCTGCCCGAGCTGGCGCCGATCCGTGATGAGTTCTTCGGCCCCGGCGTGGTTGGCGGCCGGCAGGGTGTTGATGCCATCGTGAGCGAGGCGCAGCGCATTGGGCAGGTTGCCGCGCCGGCCGTCAACATGGCGCCCAAAGCGGCACTGCCCCCCACCTTGGGGCAGGCGGTGCGCCGGATGGGCGGGCTTTCGATGGAACGCAACGGCGGCCGAGCTGGCGAGTTGAAGGCCCTGGGCCAAAGCCTAAAGGGGATCGTTCGCCGGACCGGTGGCATGGACCCCGATACAGCTGCGATGGCGGCGTTCGAACGCGGCTACATCGGCAACCCGACCATCGACGATTTGCTAGACGCGCTGCAGAACGAGGCGCGTGGCAACCCGGCGTTTTCGATGGCCGACGATATGGCGGCGGTGTGGCAGCGGCAGCTTATGGAGCAGGCCGACCGGGCGGGTGAGTTTGCTGGTGCTGGCGCTGCTGCGCCCAAGAAGGTGACGCTGCGCGAGTTCGACAACCTGCGCAAGAGCATCGGCAACCTTCAGCGCGAGGCAGCACGCGAGCCGGGCCGAGCGACTGAGGCGCGGGCATTGGCCGAGATGAAGAAGTCGATGGACGACCGCATCAACGAGGTCGTGCGCGGTGATGGTGCCGTTGACGAAGTGTTGCCGATTGCCTGGGCTGATGCGCTGGATGAGGCTCGCCGGCTCAAGCTGAAAGAGGTGGAGCGCTTTCTCACGGGGCCTCAGGCCGACATGGCGCGGCTTGGGCGGGACGGTCAGCCTTTGCTCAAGGGCGGGGAAGTGGCGGCCAAGTTCTGGGGCAACCGCCCGGGCATTGCCGACGATGTGAAGTCGTTCCGCCGGCTGGTGGATGACAACCCGAAACTTCTCGGGCAGTTCCGCGAGCTGATCACGACCGAAGGCGCCAGCACGCAAACCGCGGGCGGCAACCTGTCGAACAAGTTCGTCAAGTGGGTAGATCAGCGGCTTCCGGGGCTGCAGCAGGCATTCGAGCCCGACCAGGTGCGCACGCTTCGCCGGCTGGCGGCGGACATCAAGCGTGGCGACGTGGCAAACGCTGCGGGCGCTGCTCGCGGATCGCCCACCTACATGAACGCGGCCAACGCCACCAAGCTGGGCCTGCTCGATTCCAACGTGATCGACGTTCTCGCCAACCGCCTGCCGTTTGGTGGCCTTGGTCTGTCGGCCCTTCGCGGGTACGGGCAGGGCCGAGTCAGCGAGGATTTGGCGGCGCTGCTGGTCAACCCGCAGGCGGCTGCCGACGCCCTGGCGCGGATGCAGCAGAGCCAGTCGGGTGTGCTGGGGGTGCTTGGTGATCCGTTCCTGTCCCAGCTTGCCGTTCGTGGGGCGCCAGTCCTAGCGGCAGACCGTTGAAACCGCGCCAGACGCCCCACACGAAAGCAGCGACGCCCATCGCGATGAGCTTCCAGATCATCCAGTCGGTGTATTCCATCCCCCGAGGTTAACCCATGCCCATCCCCGCCGTCATCTCAGACCTGTCCCCGATCATCGGCACCGGCCCTTCGCCCAACGGCGGCCAGCCTGGCGGGGGCGAGAACCCGTCCACGTTCGACGACTATCTGCGGGCATACGGGGCCTTCATCGCGCAACTGCGCGCGGGCTCTGGCTTTGCCAACAGCGGGGCGTTTCGGATTCCGTTTTTCGATGCGAGCGGCGCGTGGTCTAGCTCGGCGGACTTTGTGCGGAATGCGAGTGGGTTAGTCGGAATCGGCGTCGCCCCTTCGGCTAACACCAGCTTGACGGTGCGCACCGCTGCGCAGACCGATTCCGCCTTTGCTGCCGATAACGGCGTGAACACAGGCTTCCGCGTCCAGTTCGCGGCGAACCTGACCAGCGTCGGCAACGACTTCAACAACCCGTTGGCGTTTCTCACGAACAACACCGAACGCATGCGCATCGACGCAAGCGGGAATGTGGGGATTGGGACGGCTTCGCCGGGCACTTCTTTGCACATCAGATCGGCTGCTTTGGCCTATCCGTTGCGCGTACAAACAACCGCAGGCTCTACGGCTGGTATTGAGTTTGAAGACCCCGGCACTGGCACAAACCGGCCAAACATCGCATCTCGCGGAACGTCTCTTTCCATCGAGACAAACTCCGCCGAACGCATGCGCATCGACGCCACCGGCCACCAGATCAACACCCCCGGCAGCACCACCCCGCCGACGCTCACTGTCAACGGCCAGCTCAACATCACGCCCACCAGCAACACCAACGTCCGCATCAGCTTCCGCGGCACGGATGGCGTCACTCGCACCGCTAACATCACCCTAACATGATCCGTACACTACTCCTGGTCTTCCTGCTAGCCGCCGC